CTGGAGCCTTCGGCGCGGCCTGCGCTGCCTACGGGGTCTCTGCGGACCGGGTCGGGCCTTCTGTTGAGATTGCTTAACCATGGTTTGAGTAAACGTAAGAAATGAAGGAGGATTGCAGCTAAAGTGCTGTAGATCAAAGACTTCAAAAGTTCTTGTGGAGTAATCGTTAAGGTATGGTTGAACATACACCGACGGGCCGCCGCCCGTCCATCTAAGCCGTTTTATCGGCAGGCTTCTTCTTACCGCGCGCGCCCCGTTTCTTCTTGTGGTCAGCCGGTAAGGGCTTGACTTCTCGAATCACGGGCGGAATCACGAGGCCGTCCGCGTTCGGCGGAACGACATCTCCATCAAGGACGACTTCGTGTGCGGTAGGGTTGGCAGGAACCGCCTTCTCCACGCATAAAGGAGGGGACAGTATGCTGCCAACATCTGCGTTCTCTAACCACTCAAGGAACCTGGGGGTGTTGAAGTCCGGCAGTTGCTTATCAACAAAGCCAAACATCCAACCATCAGTGTTCTCGTTGCAGAACAGGCTCTCCGGGTCGCGGTAATTGTCGGCCCACCACTGTTCCAATGGTCCGTCATCGACGTGCAAGAGTTCAAGCACGCGGGCGGCCCACTGGCCCAGGATGGGAGTGTTGCGATCCGTCAGGTAGAAGGCGAGAGCCTTGCGACTGGCAACCAGGTAGTTGTCGACATCGGGAGTGCAGGTCGTGGTGTGGAGTTTCTTCAACTGGCGAGCGACATCTGCACAGTTCGACGGGTCTCCATACCACGCCCTCGGACCCCACACGCGTCCCAGAAAGTTCACGGTGGGTCCGTCCTTATTGCCGACTGGACGGTTGACAGTCTCTGCTTTGAGAATGAGGCCAAGGGTGTTAGCAGCTTTCTCGATGTACTTGGGTTCGATGTCAACGATTAGACCGTCGTCTCCACCAAACATGCCCAGCGTACGCCACGCGTCATTGCTATCCAGCCCCATCATGCGGGCAGCAAGGTATGATACGTAAGCGTTGCTGATTGAGTTGCACGCACTGGTGCCTGGCTCTCCCGAGAGACGGCTTGCGCCACTCTGGTACACAGCTGCTCCAAGACGTACAGTACTATACGATACTTTCTGCTGGCATTCCCTGATCTCACTTGCATGTTCCGGCGCGAACACTGCAAACATCAATGTCTGCTCCAGGAGCCGGAGGGCAGCGCCCAAAGACCCATCAAAAGTAGTAAAGTCAGTCATTGTGATGCTAACTGCTTTGTTAATTAGGATGGCGACGGAATATGAGACATCCCGCGGTGATCTACCAAAGGCATACCACGGCAGGAATTTCATCCTGTCGGACAAAGCATACACGTATCTGGAGTACTCGAGTTTCACCGACTCTTGTACTGGTGTGATGATGCG